TCGGGTTGACGGATTGAGTCGCCCTATGTAACTTGACCGCCTACTATCTAATCACGGGTTTGTTATGAAATATTCACCCTATGAGGCGCGCGAGTTGTTGCCCGCGATCCAAGCGGCGGAAGCGTTTGCCGCCAAGCATGGGACGACGTGCGTGCTGCCTGACGTACACGGATTTCCGGTGGTGGACCCTGCGGACCTGGACGCGCTGGAGTTGAGGCGCCCGGGCTGGATCGTCTCGCGGGAGGTGTACGCCGCTATCCATAAGGCGAAGGTTCCGACCCAAACCCACGCCATTCGCCTGGGCAAGCAGTTGGCCAAGCGCTATCCGCACACGCGGATGTACGGACCACTGCGCGCCTACTGGATCATGCCCGCAGGTGTAGAACCCGACTATCACACGGCGTAAGCTGACCCTCCACACCACACTCACCTCGGGGCGCCCATGCCTTCCATCCGCTTCACCCTCGTCACCGCCGACAATTGCGCGATGACCAAGACGTTTAGCCAGGACGCCTTTGGCAACGTCACCAGCTCCGCCATCGCCCACATGACCGCAGGTAACGCTAAGGTCATCGAGATTGATGGCCCCGAACAGCTCGCCGCGTTCCTGCCGCTGCTCAAGCCCAACCAAGCCATCACCTGCGGCGTGCCGCAAGTGGGCGACACATTGCTCACCACCCGGGCCGGCGCGGAATTCAACCCCACTGCGGTGGCGCGCACTAACGAGGCCTTCCGTTACCTGGATGCGCCGGCCCTGATGCCAATCGATATCGACACGGCGACTGGCATGTACCGCAGCGTCGGCGAGGTGCTGGACGCTCTGGAGGCCGCCTCACCCTGGCTGCGCCACGTCTACCGTGTCGCGCGCCCGTCGTCTTCATCCTACGTCGCCGGACGCGGTTTGCGCGGCGTGCACGTCTACGTCCCGGTATCGCGCGGCACCGACATTCCTGAGCTGGGCAAGCGCCTGCAAATCGAACAATGGGCGACCGGACGCGGCTCGATTGTGATCAGCAAGTCGGGCGCGCTGCTGGTGCGCCAGCTGTCCGACGCGCTGGTCTATCAGCCATCACGCCTGATGTTCGAGGCTGCGCCACAGCTGGAGGGCGACGTGCAGCGCGTTGTGCCGCCCGCCGAGTCGTGGCTCGAACGCGCCGCCGTGATGGGGCAAGGCCGCCCCGCCAAGTTCAAGACGGCCGAGGGTTGGCTAGACGCCCAGGAATTGCCGCCGCTACGCGACATCGAACGCCGCCGCTTCGAGGTCAACGTGCGCCAGGCCAAAGACCGCATGCGCGTCGAGGCCAAGCAGGTCGCCTTGAACTACCACAAGGCGAACGCTCTGGCCGCCGGATTGGACGATGGTGACCGTCGCGGGGCCCAGGCGCTACGTGCCCTAGGGGACAAGCGACTACCGCCGTCCTGGCCCCTGGCGTTGGCCGGTAGCCCCCTTCCGGTGCCGGCGGGGGCCATCATTGGCAACCTGCCGACCTACCTGGGGCGGTTCTGCGCCGACCCGTTTGACGCATTGCGCCCGGACCTGACCGAAAGCCACAAGACCAAGGCCGAGATTGTCGCCATGCACGGCAAACCCGGCGTGTGGTCGCACAAGCTGCAAGAATTCTTTGAGTTCTCTATGGACGGCGAGCCCGAGCTGTCCACCCCGCTGGACATCGCCGCCGAGAACCTGTGCGGGGTAATCGAGGAATGGCCCGACAAGAAAGACAAGAAACGCAATAGCCTGTCTAACGTGATTTTCGCGGTAGGGCTACTGGCCAAACAGGCCGATATCCGCCTCACCTTCGATGTGTGCCTGGACGCCTTTTCGCGTGATGAGGTGCCATCGGATGGCGAATGGTTGCGCGCGGTGACCCGCCTGGGCTGCTCGTGCGTGTCCGCCGGCACGCTGCGCGAGGCGCTGGAGGAACTGGCACGCGCTAATCCAGTAGATCCGTGGAAAGACGCCGTGCTCAGCCTGCCGCTATGGGATGGCAAGCCGCGCGTCGATTCGCTGTTTGTCGACACCTTCGGCGCTGTGCCCTGCGAGGCGCAGTCCTACGCTGCGCGCGCGGTGCTCGCCGGCCTGGTGATGCGCCAACTACTGCCAGGCGCGCCCGCCCCCGTAGTCCCGGTGCTGATCGGCCCGCAAGGGCATGGCAAGGGCCTGTTTATCGCCGAGATGGCTAAAGCCATGGGCTTTCCGCCACCGACCGAGCTTGCCTTCACCGATGATCGGCGCATGTCCATGGCCGCCGCCCGCGCGCCGCTCGATGAGCTGTGCGAGATGGCCGGACTGGGCAAGCGTGATGCTGAGGACGTGAAGCGCTGGACGACCGACACCCAGGACGTCTATCGCCGGCCCTACGACAAGAAAGAGGAAACCCACCCGCGGCGCTTTGTGCTGATCGGCACAGCCAACAAGAATGAGCTGAACCGTGACGAGACCGGCAACCGTCGCTTTATGCCTGTACTGACCCTGCAGTCGCCCTCGTCCGACTGGTCGGTCGAGGTGCCCCAGCTGTTCGCCGAGGCCAAAGCGAAATACTGCACCGACATGGCTAGTTATTTCCGGCTGATTCGCGAAGCGGCTGAGGCGGTATTCGAGTACAACATGGACGCCATGAGCCGCGGCGAGGGTATGCCGGTGTCCGATCTGGACGACCTGCTGCCGCCTCACCTGGAGCGCTTGATGTCCGATAAGCACCGCGTGCAGTCATCGGCCATCCGCGTAGCGCTGGACGTGCAAGCTACCGGGCGCAAGTTCTCCGCGCACGAGGTATCGCGCTGGCTCAAGGCGCGCGGTTGGACGGCCGGCGCCGACAGTCGTGGCATGCGCTACTACACTGCGCCGCAAACTTTCATTGATATGTGCGAAACATTAGTGCAAACTGCGCCTAACCCTTTCGCCAACCACACCGCGGAGAATCTGCACCATGTCGCAGCCTAAGACTCACATTCTCGTCGGCCGTACCATCACGGCCGTCTACCTGGCCGAAGACGAAACAGCCATCAAGTTCACCACAGACGCTGGCGAAATCGTCGCCAAGTGCCGTGCGGAATGCTGCTCGCATACGTGGGTCGAGCATATCGACCTGCCTGCACTCGGGCTCCCTGCAGTAGTCGTCTCGGCCGAGGAGGTCGAATTGCACGCCGAGTTGGACACGCGCGGCGGCGAGCTGGAGTTCTATGGTTTCAAGATCCTCACCGATCGCGGCGAGCTGCTGATTGACTACCGCAACGAGTCGAACGGGTACTACGGTGGATCGCTTGTGTGGCCCGGCGATCATTTCTATGGCGGCGTGCGCGGTCAGAACGTGTCGGCGGGGGATTGGCAGCAGGTGGTGGCATGAGCACCTACAAACCCACCGTCTACGATGACGCCGTGCCCGCCGGCACGCCCGACATGTTCACCGTCGAGGAAGCCTCTCGCTGGTTAAGCTGCGCCCAGCCGGTCCCGCTTAAGCTGCTCCAGCGGCTTGGCAAAGACTGCACCATGGTGTCGCGGCTGCACAAACACCCGATGGGCACCAAGCCCACGCCCGACAAGCCCTGGCCGCAGGAAAAGACCTACTGTCGCGAGGTGATCGTGTTGGTGTTTCAGACCTGCCCGGATACGGCGCCGTTTGTTCCGTCAGTGGTGCAGCCGTGAGCAGTAAGACCGTAACGGCCGCGTTCGAGAAACTATGGAGGCGCGCCGACACGATGTGCCGCGACGAAACCACGGCGTTACTCATGGCCGCCTACACACAGGGCCGGCGCGAGGCACGAAATGAACTGAAGCGCCAGCGCCAGCTGGAGGCGCGGCGGAAGCGCTTGACAAAGGCCGAATAGTCCTTTACATTCGCCCTACACACCACACCAAGGATAAGCACATGTCTTACGAATTGAACGAAACGTTGGCCCGCAAAGTACTCGATACGGTCGACGCCGGGCTAGTCGACGGACTCGGTAAGCCCACACCAGGCGCCATGTGCGTCGAGGCGGCCGTGTGCTACGCCATGGGTTTGCCGCATAGCGACAGGCCGACATGTGTCGGCGACGCTGTGCGCATTTTCAAGATCCGTATCAACGACGCACTCTGGAGTTCCGATGCAGCCCGCACCGAGGGTTTGCGTCGCTTGGCTGTCGCGCAGCTCGGTTCAGATAGCATCGATCAACAGGAGTTCGTGCGCATTGTGACCGAACAGACTATTCGACAGATCGTGCCGCGGGCGCTACGTGCCAAGATTGGCAATCCGGCGCATAGTGAGAAACTCGAAGCAGCTGCGCGACAGTGTGAAAAGGACGGCAATCGCGAAGCTGCGTTAAATGCTAAGTCAGTAGCACGCACCTACGCCTACGCCTACGCCGCCTACGCCGCCGCCTACGCCGCCGCCTACGCCGCCTACGCCGCCTACGCCGCCGCCTACGCCGCCTACGCCGGCGTAGGCGGCGCCCGTGATGAAGTGCTGGCTACCGCATGCACGATTGCACTTAACGCACTGATCGAACTGCAATCGCCCGGCTGCCAGTTCTTGTATCTGTGCGATGCGGGGGCCTGAGTCATGGATACTCCCGACAATCACTTTACCCGACGCGCGGAAGCCCGCATGTCGCAGGGCCACACCCCCGAACGCCCCGCCGTGTGGCCGGTAGTGCTGCTGGCCATCGCGTGCTGGTGTCTGGTCGTGTGCGTCCTGACACTACTGGGCTTGCCCTTCGTGCGGTGGATCGTTGACCACGGCCACCCGGTGTGGCGCCACTAGCCGCAAACTGCCGATTGCGCTAAACTAACCGCCTGAAATCCACCACATAAGGCTAAACAATGGGTAAGCTTGTCCCGCGCTGGTATCAGGCCGAGGCCTGCAGCGCCATCATGGGCGCGCTCGTTGTCGCCGGTAACGCCAACCCACTCGCCGAGATTGTCACGGGCGGCGGCAAGGCCCTGCTGGCGGCGATGCTAGCCGAGGAAATTAACCTACAGTGGCCCGGCGCTCGTGTGATGGTGCTGGCGCCGTCCATGGAGCTGGTCAAGCAAAACGTCGACGAGGCCATGGGTTATCTACCCCCGGCGCTGGTGTCGCGCGTAGGCGTCTACTGCGCCGGGCTAAAGATGAAAGACCGCCTGTCGCAAATCATCTTTGGCACGCCTCAGTCCGTCACGCGCCAGGCCAAGCGCTTTGGCCGTATCGACTTTGTGATCGTGGACGAGGCGCACGGGTTCGACGTGGGCGCTAAGACCGCGCGCAAAATCGTCGACGAACTGACCGCCAACAACCCGGGCATGCGGTTCATCGCGCTGACCGCCACCGGCTTTTGCATGAAAGGCCAGAAGGTCGTCCCGCTCACACAATGCGGGCTGTTCAACGCGAAGGTGTACGACCTGACATCGGGGCGCAACTACAACCGCCTGGTGCGCGAGGGCTTCCTGGCACCGGTGGTCGCGCCCACGATTCGCTTCCCGCAGGTCGATACCGCAGGCGTCAAGACCAAGGGCGGCGACTTCGGCGAGGCCGAGCTGGCCCGCCGCGCCATGGAGGTCACCAAGGAAGCGGTCACTGTAGCACTCGATAACGCCACCGACCGCAAGCATTTCATGTGGTTCGCGGTGAACATCGAGCATGCCCAGATGATTCACCGCGCGCTGGTGGAGGCCGGCGAGTCGTCCGTGTTGATCCATGGCGACCTGGAGCACGGCGAACGTGTGGAAGGTATCGAGTCGTATCTAGCCAAGGCCCAGCGCCACGTGGTCAGCGTGGCCATGCTCACCACGGGATTCAACGCCAAGTTCGTTGATTGCCTGGTATGCCTGCGCCCGACCAAGTCGCTGGTGCTGTGGCGGCAGATCGTGGGGCGCGGCTTTCGACCTTATCCGGGCAAAGAGAACGTGCTGCTACTGGACGGTGGCGGCAACATCGCTCGGCATGGACCGATCAATGCCGCCGTGGACGAGGGCGACTCGCGCGCTGGCCTGTGGCGCTGCACCGATGAGGTCGTGCATATGCCCGTGCAGGCGGGCAAACAGAAAGCCATGCGCGAGAAATCGTCCATTCGCTTTCCGGTCAATAACCCCACCCAGCCCGAGCCGGACTTGCGCCTGGTGCTGGAGCTGATGGAGAAAGACACCGAGGCCTGCGGCTATTTAAACGACGCCGAGCACATGACTTGTCGCCAGTGCGGCCGGCCGCGCCAGGGCTTCCTGGCATTGCGCCAGCGCCGCGAGAAGACCGAGCGGTCCATCTTTGGCGAGGGCGACTCCTACGAGCTGCACGATGAGGATTCGGTCGTGCTCAAGGATGAGGCCTGCAAACTGACGCGCCAGCTGGAGGTGCGCGATATGTCCGTCGTGCCCGAGGGTAACAGCGTGCTGAACTTCGCTTTCACGACCGACTTTGGCCCCTACGCCTTGCGCCTGGACTTCGATCGCACCCAGGCGGACCCGAAATTCTACGCCCAGGCCCGCAAGTTCTTTCAGGCGGCCACCGGTCGCAACGTGCCGGGCGAGGCTTACCGCGTCGTCTTGCAACGTGAACTGATCCCGCAGCCTGTTGACATTACCCTTACAAAGTTTGAAAATGGTCAGGTATTCCTTACGGAATGCCGATTCATCCATGAGGGTAATCTAAGGAGTTTCCGTTATGACCCGCGCTTTTAAGTTCGAACTGAATGCCCGCGTGATAGAGATGCACGGCGACAGGCGCGGGTGCGTCCGCGATAGCCGCAAATACGAGCCATGGAAAGGCGACGCCGCCATTAATATCTACCTGATCCAGTGGTTTTGCGGGGGTGTGGACTGGGTGTGGGAAGACGAGCTGGCGCTCGATCAGTGAAGGCTTCATTACGACACAAGATCGAACATGCGCTAGCCGATGGCCCAGGCACCGCCGCTGACATCGCTGCGGAACTTGACCGCAACTCACGGCTTACCGGCGCCTATCTACGTGACCTGTGGCGCCGCGGCGCGCTAACTCGCCGCGCCTACTACCCGCCTGAGCGCGGGCCGTCTATTCGTCGCGTGGTGTGGATGTACTCGCTATGAACTACTACAAAGACGTGAATAAAGCGCTACAATCACGAAAGACCGCCACCGAGCCCACCACATGACCACACAGCTATTTCTCGACTTCGAGACCTCAAGTAACTGCGATCTGGCCGTGTCTGGTCTGGCGCGCTACTTGGCCGATCCGTCCACACGCGCCACCTGTTTCACGTGGCGCTTCCCCGACATGCCCGCGGCGGAGCTGTGGGAGGCCGGCCAGATCGTGCCGCAACGCATCGTAGCGCACCTGGCTAGCGGTGGTGAGTTCGTAGCCCACAACGCACCGTTCGACTTCCACATCTGGAACGACGTGCTGCGTCGGGATCCACGCTACGCCCATTTGCCCGAGCTGAAGATTGAACAGGTGCGCTGTAGCGCCGCCCGTGCACGCTACAACGGCCTGCCGGGCTCGCTGGCCGGTGCGTGCGAAGCGATGGGGCTGCCGGTGCAGAAAGACACCGAAGCCAAGCCGATCATGCTGCTACTGGCCGCGCATCCCGAATACACGCCCCAAACGCACCCGGAGGAGTACGCGCGGCTGTACAAGTACGCGCTGATCGACACGGATGCGATGTTCGGCTTGTGGAATGCGACCGTACCGCTGCCGCCGCTGGAGCAGCAGTTCTTTGAGCTACACATGCGCGTGTCGATGCGTGGCTTCGGCTGCGATGTCGAGGCTGCCCAGGCCATGGAGGATTTGACTGCCTTCGCCGAGGCCCAGCTCAACTATGACCTAGCCGTGGCCACGCAGGGCGGGCTGTTGTCCACCACCGAGGTGGGCAAGATCAAGGACTATGCGGCGACCATGGGCGAGGATATGGACGACGCCGGCCGCGAGACACTCAAAACCCTGATGGGGCGCCCGGACCTGCCCGCGGCGCTGCGTGAGGTGTTGGCCCTGCGCCTGGACGCCTCGCGCGCCCCTAAGAAAGCCGGCGCGATCCTGCGCGCCCATGTGGACAGCCGCATGTGTCACGCGACTGTCTACCACGGCGCGCTGTCCGGTCGCACCACCGCGCGCGGCTGCGGCGGCGTGCAGTTGCTCAACGTGGCCCGTCCGCGCCCTGGCCGCTCGGCCGAGGATTGCGAGCGCTACCTGGACGCATGCAAGCGCCACGACATCGGTTACCTGTCTAGCCCGGAAGTGGGCCCGATCCTAGCTGCCCTGGCCGATGCGCAGCGTTCGCTGTTCTGCGCTACCAAGCCGGGCCACACGCTGGTCGATGCGGACTTGTCCGGCATCGAAGCGCGCATGAGCCCGTGGCTCGCTAATGACGAGGAAATGTTGACCGTCTATGAGGCGGGTGGCGATCCTTACAAAACGTCGGCTGTGGGTATTTTCGGTGTCGAATACGCGGATGTCACGAAAGATCAGAGACAGGTAGGAAAATGCGCCTCCCTCGCATTATCTTACGGCGGCGGGGATGGCGCGTTTGTCTCGATGGCGGCGAACTACGGCGTGCACCTCGAACCGGACGCGGTGACCGACATCGTATGGAAATGGCGTGAAGCCCGCCCCGCCTTTGAGCGCTGGTGGGCCGTGCTTGAGTACGCCGTGCTGATCGCGCTGGACCAGCCGGGCAAGCGCGTGCGCGTGCCCGTGGGCCGTGGCTGGTGCTCGGAGGTGACCTTCGTGCGTGACCAGCACGCATTGCGCATGGAGCTGCCAAGCGGGCGCGCGATCAGCTACCACAATGCCCGCCTGTACCTGGACCCGGGTGCGAGTGCGCCGATCGCCGTCTATGACAAGCCCGAGGGCTACGTCGAGACGCTCGACCGCAAGATCCTTTCCAACAACATGACGCAAGGGCTTGCCCGCGACCTGTTCTGGCTGATCATGCTGTCGGTCGATAAGGTCGAGGACATCGTGCATGAGGTCTATGACCAGATGGTGCTGGAAGTGCCGATTGAACGTGCCCACGAGCGCCTGGAGCAACTGCTGGAGCGTATGCGCATCGCGCCGAGATGGGCGCCAGGGTTGCCATTGGAAGCGGCTGGCTACGTATCGCCGCGCTGGAGAAAGGATTGATGAATAGCCTGCCGATCATGCTCCCCGACGCTGCCTGCCAGCGCGTGCTGGCGGCTATGGCGTAAAGACCAACTATCCATTACACTCACCACACAATCACCACAGGCAGACCGATATGAGCAACACCATGATTGACGCGCTGGAAGCCGGCGCCAAGTGGGGCACGCTGACCCTTTCCGAACAGATCGCCGCCCGGGCTATCGCACGCCGCCTGGTGGCGATGGCTACCGATGGCGCCTCGGCCGAGGATTGGCAGCAGCTCGCCGGCTATGCCAAATGGGCGCAGCACCCCGACGCGCTCAAGGCCGCTAAGCCCACATTGACCGTCGCCGGCCATTGGGTCGATTGGCGCGGCGGTTCGTTCCTGCCCGCACTAGCGTCCACGCGAGTCGATATTCAGTACCGAAGCGGTCGCGTCACTAAGAATATTTCAGCCGGTGCTGTTTATTGGCAGCATACCGGCCATACCGCAGATGTCATTGCCTATCGCATCGCGGATTGACCGCGCCGCAAGTTTAGCGTTACACTCCGCTCACATATACAAACGGAACGCCCGACAATGACCAAGACCGCCGCTTCGGAACGCAAGCCCGAGGACTATTACACCCTGCCGCTGGATCTGTTTTCGGTCACCGACTTGACCGACGCCCTGGGCATCGAGCGCGCGGCGGCCTTGCTTGGCACGTCCAGCCGGGCCATCTATACCGTGCGCAACACGAACGAGATGGGCTTGGAGCGCGTTGGCAAGCTCCAGGCGGCCATCCGCGAGGACGAGACGGGCCATCGTGCCCGCCTGGTCCAGATGCGTAACCTGCAGTCCATCCGTAGCGCACAGCGCGCTGCCCGCTAAACCCTCACCCCACCACCGGAGAACACCATGCAACTGATTTTCAACAATCTAGATGAACTGAACGACATGCTCAAGGCCATGGGCTATGTGCGCCGTGACACCATCGCAGAGCTGACCTGCGGGGAAATTACCCTGCGTGGCAGTGAGCAATTCGTGAAAGACCTAACCGAATCTGGCCAATTCGACCGCGCTGCCGAGACTGCGTTGCGTGACGTCGACAACCTGCCCGACGATGGCGTGCCTGAGCCCGCTACCAGCGGCCACACTCCCGAGCCGGCCAAACGCAAGCGCCGCACCAAGGCCGAGATTGAGGCCGAGAAGGCCGCGCAGTCGGCGGCCGCTATTGTGGTAGCCACCGAGACGGGCGACGAGCCTAGCGTCCCGCAGACGAGCCCGCTGGACAATCTCAAAGCGGAACCCGCCGTGGCGTCAAATGGCGGCCAGGCCCGTGCGGAGATTGCCGAAATGGCTGCGCTGTTCGACGGCGCTGACCGCCTGGCGCATATCAATGAAGGCCGCGACTTCATCGCCAAGCACGGCTTCCCGACCTATAACGAGACGATGCAGCTGGCCGACGTGCCGGCCAACATCGCCGGCCACACGCCCGAGCAGGTGAGCCGTCACCGTGCGGCGATGGCCTGGAAGGCTACGCAGCTGGCGGGAGGCTAAGCCATGACTACCTGGGAACCGGTACGTTGGGCGCTTTTCATCCTGATCATGCTTAACGTGGCTACCGCTGCGCACCAGCACGGGCGTTCAGGTCGGGTGTCGCGCGGAGCGATCAACACGGCCGCAGGCATTCTCTTTACCGTCGCACTGCTGCTGGCCCTGACGAACTTCGAGCTTTAGTCAGATTCGCAGACACGAAACGAAAGGGCCGCTCACGCGGCCCTTTCTTATTTGCGCTTGCGGTCCTGCGCCATGTAGCCATCCGCGATGCCCGTGAGCGCCATGAGTGCGGCCTGCACGTCGTAGCCGTCCTTCGCGCCCTTGGAATCCTTGCCGCCGGCCTTGCGCTGTACGCTGTAGGCGATCGCCTCGGCCTGCTTGGGGGCCTTGCCACCCTCTTTAATTTCGGTCTTGATGTTTTCCGAGCGGGCTTTATCGCTCTTGCCTTCGATGAGGGGCATATCGGCTAGCTCTGTAAGGGTGGAAGGGATGACCGGCTCGGGCAGATCGTCAAAGCCGGCCCAGCGCGATGCCGTATGCTCGTCGTTCAAATCCGGCACGAACGCATCAGGTAGCGCCGCACCGAAACACGCAAAGCCGTCCTTGGTTGTGAACAATGGTGTCAGCGGGCCGGTGTAATCGAGCCCGATTTCTGCTTTGGTCTCGCGCCGCGCGGTCTGCTCGGCCGACTCGCCCTGCTCGATCGTGCCGCCAGGAAAGCCCCAGCGCCCACCCTGTACTGCAGACGGGCGACGCTTGAGCCACAGCACACGGCCGCCATGCGTGAACATCACACCAGCGGCCGTGGGCGCTGCCATGGTTACAGTGCGCTGACCGTCAGGCGAGCGAATACGAACTCCACCACACCAGGCTGCAGTATCTTCTTGCCGCTCGGCGCCTTGTATCGACGCATGAAGCCTCCCGTCAGGTCGTAGCGCTTGGACACCGCCGGCAGCGTAATGGTCAGGTTCTGCCCCAGCTTGGTGCGGTTGGTCACCTCGTACTGGTAAATCTGCTCAAACAGCGACAGTGACGCGCTGTCCGCCTTCAAGGTGATGCCGAGGGGGATTTCGTTAAACACGAAACCCGCCGACAGCTGGCCGTCGATCCCCATCGAATACTCTCCGTTTTCAACATTTTCAAAGTCGAAAGCGTCATCCGCGCCGTAACCCTGCAGGCGCTGGGCCTGTGGGAATAGCGCCTCGGTCGTCATCGCGAGGACCGAGTTAGCAACAGTGAGTGTGCCTGCCATGTCGGTTCCTTAAATGACCGCGGTGGAGTTGATGGTGATCTGCTGAATCGAGCCGCCATCTGTGTACCAGAAGGTAGCCGCCGGGCTGGTGCGATTCTGACGTGCCTGCGCAACGTTGGCCGGGTCGCCGAACAGACAATACCAGCCCTGCGTCTGCAGCGTCGTGCTGATGGTCCGGCCAGCCTGGGCGTCCACCTGGTTCTGCTGGCTCTCCGACAGCGTCACACCCTGGCGGATGATGCCCGAGACGACGCCCTGGTTGGCCACGTCGCGCACCGCGCTATAAAGCTCTGTGTAGCCGTCCTGGTTGTATGGGATCGAGTTGTAATTGATCAGCGCCTGGTAGAGCGCGAGCTGAATCTGGCGGTTGAGATAAATCTGGTCGACGTAGGTGTCGAGCCACAGGAACGAGCCGGACAGGTAGCCGTTTACCGACGTGGTGAAATTGTTGGCCGCATTGGCAAACGCGCCGATATAGCTGTAGTGGTTCGAGTCGAGCGCATCGGAGGTGGGCTTATCGGTCACCGTGGCCGCCGTGCCGGCGACGAACTGGCGCGAATCGTAGTTCGTACGACCGTTCTGAACACTGAAGTTGATGGAAGCCGCCCAACCCATCGAGGCGCCGGCCGTGTCGACACCACCGTAGAGCGGCGCCGTGCCCTGATAGGGCTGCGCGAACACCTGCGCGCCGAACGAGACGGCGTTGTTTGGCACGATCGAGGCCGCTTCGGTATCCCAGGCCATGTAGGCATACTGGAAGTTCTGCCCGCTATTCCATGCGGCATAGGCCAGACGGTCGGCAATCACGGCCGCGTAGCTGGTCGTGAAGGTCATCCAGTTGGTCGTCTGGCTGATCGCGCGGTTCATCACCGAGGCGGGCGTGTCAGCGGCCGCACCGGTCGCCTGATTGAACGCGCCCACGCCCGCCGAGAGGCCGACAGCGGTCGCCAGCGTGCCGGTGATGGGCGAACACACGGCCGTCGGACCGGTGGCCGTCGTGGTCAGCGTGAAGCGCTGGCGCTGTGCGTCGTAGGCGATCGTGAAGTCGGGCGAGGTGAAGGCCGCCAGCATGATCGTCGCCGCGTTGGCGAAGCTGGTGGCCGCGGCCAGGTTGATGGTCGTGGAGGTATGCAGCGCGGCCGTGGTCACGATCAGCGTGCCGGTCAGGCTCTGCAGCGCGGCTAGGGTCAGGTTCGCCGTCGAGGCGCCATACACGCCGGCCGGGGCTGCCGTCAGCGCGTAGCCCACGAACTTCAAATCGAACGGCAGCTGGCCACCGTTGACGATGCCCGGGAAATAGTTGTTGGCCAGTGTGGTTTCCGGCGCGGCGGGGCCGAACCAGTTGGACACAGCTAGTGCGCTGGTCAGGTCGAGCACCTGGCCGGGCGGCACGGAAGGGTCTTGCGTCACCACCAGGCCGTTCTGGCTGGAGCCCGCGCCGCCACCCGGGACGACACCCGGCAGCACCTGCACTTTCTTGCTAATAGGGATAGTCACGGGTCGGGCTCCAGGAAAAGGGTTGCGAGAGGGATTCTATAGCAAATCAGGGCGGCAAGTTGTCCGCCACGATGAGGGTTGTGGGCGGCACTTCGGTGAAGAAATCCTGCGGCAGCGACACGGTCTGACTGACTTGCGCGTATAACTTGATCATAAAGCGCTGCTCGTACATCTGCTCGCCGTTGGCAAAGTTCAACTGCACGGGCTCGTCGGCGTAAAGCGGTGTGAAAACAGCCGATGCGGCGTTGTTGTCGCAGCCCCACAGCGAGCGCCAGGCGATGGCGAAGGTATCGGCCCAATCGGGCGCGAGCGGCCCGTAGCAATCCACCTGGTAGTAGTAGGTCGTGGAGCGTTCCACGATCTGGAAGCCACCAACGGGGTCGTAGGTGCGCACGCCCTGGTTCTGGCGTAGGCGCACGCCTGGCTGGATCACCGCATAGGTGCCCACGGGCGTCGCGGCCATGTTCGGGTTGGACTTGAACACGCTGGCCTGATCGGGCACGTCCAGCAGCTGCACGATCCACTGCCACACGCCGTTGAACACGACATCCTCACGGGCGCTAAGAGTCGCTACCGCACTCATGGCGCAGGTACCGTGCCGTTGGCGATCAGCGCTTGCAGCTGCGCGAGCGTAGTGGCGTTGACCTGCCGGGAGACTTCCACGCTGCACCAGGTGGGCCACCACTCATTCACGCGACTGATGTACCACCACTCGCCGCCAATGTTGAGGATGTCGCCGCCTTGGCCGTCGGGCCGGCTCATGTCGGCCAGGTTGCCGTACGCGTAGACGGTCGTGAAGTCGGTGGAGTAGTTCAGCGCGCGGTCGTGCACCCGCCCGCTGTGGTCCTTCGCCTGGACCTGCACTGTGATGGCTAACGTGGTGAATGTCGGCGTCAGAATGCCCTGGTTGTTGGTGTAGCCCGTGGAGCTGTACCACATGGCCGGCACGTCGTCATTGACCGACGTAATCGCCCCGCGCACGATGTCGTGCATGTTGAGAAAAAACCCCATTAGCGCACCTCACACGACATGTGCGTACACCTCGGCAGGCTGCGCCCAAGTCCGGCCTGTCTTGATCATGCTGATCATTGTGCGCGAAACGCCATATTCGGCCGCTAGTAACGCTTGCGAAGCGCCCGCAGCCAATTGCGCTTGGATCGCATCAACCTGTTCGGGCTGCAGCTTATAACGCGCGTTGGGATTGGTTCGACCGTGGAAACGACCGCGTTTTGCTGCATGTTCTTGGTTCGCTACTTTGGTGCACCATTCCAAGTTTTCGACGCGGTTGTCCAGCTTGTCGAGGTTCTTGTGATTAACGTCAGGCCACTGTTCGGGATTCGGCAAAAACGCCTCAGCTACCAAACGATGCACGCCAAACACACGGCTAGTTTTGGGCGCGACTTTGAATCCGATACCCAGATAAAGACGTTTGTGCCCGTAAGTCACGGGCGACAATACTTTCTCGGACACCTTGTAACTGGCGCCTGTGCTGCGCATAACAGTGCGAGCGCGCCGCCGCACGCGACCCCGGTTGCTCACGTCGTATTGACTTTCAAACCCTACAACCGGCTTCCACTGCTCCATTAGTCTTTCCCCATGGCCACTTCGGACTCGATGGAGTTTGACAGGTGTCCGGTCAGAATCAAACCATGTGAAAAGCCCTTGAACTCGGCCCACGACTCGGCGTTATCTGCCGGCCATTCGAGCACAGTAGCGCGCACGTCCTCTTTCATCACCTGGCCCACCGTGCCCAGCGCCGACTCGGCGCCTTCGCCGTTCTTTAGTAGCGTCGTGAACGCGTTGGCCCAGGTGCTGGACTCTTTGGCAAACGTGGTCGACATGAAGGGTCGCGGATGATTCTGCCCCTCGCCGTATTCGAGCGCGGCGGCAATGAGCGCTACCGGCATGCCGGCGCGCGGATCCGGGCGCTTCTCGCCTGTGGCCGCGTTGGTCAGCACGGCAGCCGGATACGTCGCACCGGATAGCACGCCAGCGCGTACGCTGCCCGGCTTGAACTGGTCGGCCATGCTCGATGGCAGGCGCAGCCCGCGGCGAGTCACGCTCACGGCACGAACCCTTCCGGCACGAACCCGACGACAGGGCGCGAGCCGTAGGCGATCGCAAAACCGATGCCACTACCGCCGTTGAAGGCGTATTTTAGCGAGCGGAACGGCGCGGTGAAGGTCCAGTACATCGCGCCGTACTTGGTCTGCAGGAACCAGGGCGCGATGGCCGAGCCTGCCGGCATGACATATTCAAACGAGGCCGTCACCGTGCCTTCCGTCGCCTGGCTGATGCGGCCAGGCGGCGGGTTAGTCGGCACGGTCGGGTTGGCTCCAAAGATGGTCAACAAGTGCGCCACCAGCATGTAGAACAGCTGGGTGCGAAAATCCACGTCCATCACGGGCGAGTTGTCCGTGTTGTCGAGGATCGCCTGCTCGGCCAGAATGAACATCGCCGTCAGTCGACCCGTCGACACCGAGGTAAACTCGGGGTACTCGGCGATGAAGGCCGCCGGATCGAAGACGACGATGGCCATGGTTTAAGCCTTGCCCGGATCGTCTTCGCCGTCGTTCTGGATCACACCCGGCAGATTGTTCGGGTCGATCGCCTCGAACCCGTTACGGTTCTTGGTCTTGTCGTTGGCTTCCTCGATCAGATCGTCGCCGTCGCCGTTGGCGAACACGAACTCGTTCTTGAGCCACAGCGCATGCGCATGCTGCTTCTGGATGGCTTCCCAGTGCTCGACCGGCACATTCTGGGTGATGCCATGGCCGGCGATGTTGAACGGCGAATTGGCGCCGTGCAGCTTGACCACCGGGCCGGCGGTACCATCGGCAGCGAGCAGGTGAACGGTCAGGCCCTGCGGCAGTTTGCAGGCGATGGAAACGGTCTTAGCGGAACGCTTGGGAGCGGGCATGGAAGATTCTCCGTGTAGGTGGGCGAACGGTTTGGTGCGGTCAGCATATCAAACAAAATGAGCCTAGAATAGTTGTTGACATCGCCGTGAGGTGCGCCTAAGCTTCATCCACACCACAGGAGACAGCGCCATGACCACGATGATTCCCGAAGCCAAGTTTTGCACCCACCAGGCGGTCAACGGCCGTCATTATGGCGTTTTCGTGGTAATGGGCCATCGCTGGTCGGAAACGGTCGGCGAGCACATCTACGGCGTGGTGCAGGTCAACGAGAAGGGTAAGCCGGTCAGTCGCGAAATGAACATGGTTGAATCCGCGCTCACGGCGGCTTAGCCGTGAGCTGGCCCTGTCGCTGCCGCCGCAAAGCCTGCCAGGCCCGCCAGACGATCCGCTGGCACCCTGAGTCCTATGTGCGTCCGCCTAAGTGCCGGCACTGCGGCAAAGGGCTGCTACGGGTCGACGGGTGGCGCCAGGCGCACGAGCGGCACCGCAAGGACACTTGCCGGCCCGACCGTTCGGGCTGCCAGGGTTATCACTTTCCGCATCGGCGCGGCTCGCGCTGGTGCGACCACAATCCGGCCCTGACACCGGCCATGCTAGAGGAACGCGAACGATGGACACGCTGATATGAGCACCGCCCTGCAGCTCAACCCGCCACTGCCGATGACCTGCCCAAAGGGCGAAGGCTTCGCGCACCTGCTGATCGACTACGGCCCGGAATCAGATCTGTACTGGACGATCTTCATCACCGAGACCGGCGAGGTCTGGACGTACGCCAACCGGCACGTGCGGGCCAGCAAGAACATCACGCTAGGCCGCACGCTAGCGCCGAAGGCTGCGCCCGCGCCCGCTGTCGAGTCCGACGACGAGCTGCGCGAGCGCTTGCTAGGCATCATGGCGGGCTGCGGCGCTGCGGCCGAACGGGCTGCGGCCGTCCAAGTAGCTAGCGGTGCAGCATTGGATGAGGTTGCGGGGCTTTATGGCATCCGGCGCCGCACGCCTGCGCCTACGTACTTTAGTGGTCCGCCCTATGGCGGCCCACGATGAACAAGCCGCATCTCACCAAGTCAAAACACTACCCAGCATGGTACTGCGCGGATGGTCGCTGGTGTGGTTGCGGCCCGACCGCGCAGGCTGCCTTTATTGCTTGGCGCATGCGGACGCCTGGTGACAGTTGGGTCCATAACCAACCAAGTGCTATCCAAAGCCGCTGGTTGCATGCTACGGGTGGGGGAGTCGTGCGCATCACCGTGTCATAAAGAAAGGCCGCCTTGCGGCGGCCTTCCTGTTCGAGCTGCGGCGGCGCCCACTCCGCCGGAGGTCTCAAACGACACTAGCATATCAAACTGAGTGCTGTGCTAAGCATTGCGCCCCACGCGTCAGACGTGATAACCTGAAGCCATGAACGCACCTATCACCACAGAAACCTGGCTGGCTCGTTTCGCCGCAAAACACGGCGACCGCTACACCTATCCGCCGCAGACGATCCACGGCGGCAAGGCCAAGATCACCATCATCTGTCCGGATCACGGACCCTTCAAGCAAGCGGCGGGCAAGCACGCTGAAGGCGACCATTGCCGAGAATGCAGCTACATCGCGCGCGGTGATAGGCAGCGCTTCGACACGCCAGCTTGGATCGTCAAAGCCCGCGCAGTGCATGGTGACCTGTATGACTATAGCCACGTGGAATATCGCGGCGATCAGCTATGTGTGGCGATAGGCTGTGCAGCGCACGGTCCTTTCAAGCAGGTAGCAGGCTGGCACACACAGGGGCGAGGCTGCCCCGCATGCGGAAACCTGCGCAAAGCAGCGGGGCGCCAGAAAGACTTGGCGCATTTCGTGGAACGTGCGCGCGCCGCCCATGGCGACAAATACAACTACTCGCAGACGGTCTACCGCCAGGCACTCGACAAAGTCACCATCGTCTGCCCTAAACACGGACCATTCGAGCAGACTCCTGCAAACCACGGACACGGCTACGGGTGCCAAAAATGCGTCAGCGGCGCCCCTTCACCGACCGAGTGCGACCTGTTCGCTTTCGTGCAGGCGCTCTGTCCTGACGCCTACCAGTCCGATCGGACCATCATCAAGCCGAAAGAACTAGACATCGTCGTGCCGTCGCGTGGCGTAGCTATTGAGCTAAATGACGTGTACTGGCATTCCGATCGGCGCACGCGCGAGCGGGCCGCAGCACGTATTAAGCATCAAGCGTGCAAGGCTGCGGGCTACCGGCTGATCGCCATTGCCTGCAAGGACTGGACCGAGCGGCGGGCGCCTTTCGAGAATCTGCTACGGGCGGCGCTGGGCTGCGACAACCGTCCGGCGCTGCATGCTCGCGATTGCACGGTTGAGCCGATTCCTAATACCGAAACGGTAGCGTTTCTCGATCGTCACCACCCGCAGCAGCCGGGCGCAGTCTATGCACACCGGTTCGGACTCGTGCACCCCGCGCACGGCCTGGTCGCGGTGATGACGTTAGCTAAGGACGCTTATGACCGCAACCGCGTCGAGTCGGGCGTGTGGGATCTCACGCGGTTCGCTACGTCAGCGCGCGTGCGGGGCGGCGCATCCAAGTTATTCGCGCACGCCGTGCGCACGCTGGGCTGCCGCGAAGTTGTTTCCTACTCCGCCAACGACTGGTTCGACGGCGGCACGTACGCACACATGGGCTTCGAGCTGGCGCGCGAGATCCCGCCTGACTATCGCGTGTATCACCATGCACTCGGCTTCCGGCCTAAGAGTTCCTGGGCCCGTAAACAACTGCCGGCGCGGCTGCGACAGATAGGCCGCACCGACTTGGCATTCGATCCCGCGACTGATCTCCGTACCGAATGGGACATCGAGGACGCCGTGAACGCTTTTCGCATGTGGGACAGCGGGAAGAAACTGTGGCGTTGGATGCAGAAAGGCCCGGCATGAGCCGGGCCTTTCTAAACGTTAAACTATCGTTAACGACTACACCCCAAGGGTCTGTGCACACGCCAGAGGACGAAAGATCACTGCACCCCACGATCCGGCGCTTTTCTTCTGGCGGTAGTACGAGCTGTACGTCTCGATCGCATGCGCGCGCATCTTCTCGGTAAACGAACAGGTTGCCGATTCCTGACCCTCGATGACCGGTGCCCACAGCTGCACCAGGCGGCCGGCAGCCGTGTCGAACTCCGGCACGGTGACGATGGACATCTTGGGGAACGCGTCGCGAATCAGCTTGGCGGCGGACAGACCATAGATGTTCGTGTTGTTGAGGTTGGCTGCTGCGCTCGGAGCGACGGCCAGGCGCAGCTCGTCTTCCTGCTCGATGATGCCCGCCGACTGGGTGACCAGCTGGCCGTACCTGGTCACGATGTCGTTGTAGATCGCATCCGGGGTTGCGGTTGCCCAGTTGACCGGAGCGGCTACCGGGGCCACGAGGCGCGGGTCGTTGGTCAGGCCGTAATTCTGCAGGCCAGCCACGCCGAACAGGTACGTTGAGTTCAGGAACTTGGCGATACCCAGCGCGCTGGAATAGTTGAGCTGGGCGGCCCAATCCACACGGCCCGCGCCGGCCATGGCCAGCTCGCGCTGACCCCAACGGGTCCAGGTCTGGAAGAAGTAGGACTGGCGCTGCGGATAGTTGACGTTCGTGTTGCTGGTGCCGTCCGACGAATAGTCGCCGTAGGTGGCGACACGTGTGGTCGGCTCAGCCTGGATGAAGGCAGCCGTCAAGGTGGTCCAGTCGCCCTTCTTGGACTCGCTGACAATCTCGGCGGCCTTCATCGGGGCGACGAGGACTTCGATCACCTTTGGGTCAACGTAGGTGGTCAGGAACGTGGGGATACCCGCGTTCGGGGTGCCGATAAGGGTCGGCGTCAGGCTCGCTGCGTCCATCGCGTAAGCACTGGAGGGGGTCGAGATGTCGGTCACACCCGGGGCCAGCACGACACCGCGCGAGGCAAGCTGGGCGATAAGCTGAGAGTCTTTCATGGTCATGTGTCCCTTATGCGCCCGTGTTGCTGATGATGACGGTGGCGCCCACCGTCGCCGACTCACTGACCAGCGTGTAGCCGGTGTCGATGAGGTTGCCGGCGATCGTGGCGCCGATGTTGATGAGGCCGGTGGTAAAATCCCACGCGATTAGTGCGCCGCGCGTCGGTGAGCCGGTGATGGCGTCGGCCTTCACGAACCAGTCACCCGTGCCGAACAGCGACACCGGCTGGCCCGGCTGGATCGTGTATCCCGACTCGGCCAGATAGGTCACGATCTGCGCGTTATTCACGCGGTTCACGAAGCCCAGGCGCTGGATCGGTGCCGGGGTCACGCCCGGAATGGAGGTGACGGTGCCGTCGGTGTTGAGCACGGCGAAGCGGCCCACACTGACACCTGATGCGTCGGCCACGCACTTACCGGCGCCCGACAGCTTGAAGACCATCGGGTTAGTCGACGCGAAATCGCCGGGGACTGCCTGGGCCGGATTGATGTACACCTGATTCTGAAACATGGTTGTTTTTTCCTTTAGCCCAGGTTGCGGATCTTGGAGAGGGAGGCTAGCACGCCGTTCTGGTAAGTCGTGACACCAGCGGAATCCATAGCCATCTCGGTCTGTTGGCGCACACCGGCCGCGCGGCCAGCGGTCGCCACGTAGGTGTCCCACGCCACGCGCGCCTGGCCCTTAGGCACATTCGCCGGGTCGATGCCCACGGTCTTGAGCGCTTCGCGGTAGATGCCGGCGGCGCTGTCCATGGCGATGACATCGCCGAGCACGCCACGCGTGACACGCTTGGCACGCTCCACACCCGCCGCACGCTCGCGTTCCTGCTTAAGCGCAGCAGCGACAGCGGTCTGGGTGTGCTTGCGCACAGCGGCGTCCATAGCGATGGTCTTACCGCCACGCGCCGGGGTGCCTTCCTGCTCGGCCTGCTTGGGCATGGGGTATTCACCCTCCTCGTCCATCGCGCCTTCGCCTTCGCCTTCGCCTTCCTTGGCCTCGTCCTCGGCGCCCTTGGACTTCACGGCCGGATCCAGCTCGCCGTCTTCCGCCTCGCGGCCTTCCTTCTTGGTCGGATCCTCGTCCTCGGCGTTTTCAGCGTTGGCGGCATTGGCCATCGGCTCAGCCGCGGGCTTCGCTTCGCCCGCGTTGCCGCCCAGCTTGCCGTGGATATTCTCCAGCAAACCGGCAATGTGCTTGAGCGCCTGGCCTACCTGGGCCATTGCGGAATCTTCGTGATTTTCGCCTGCAGCCGAGCCGGGAGGCCCACCTGCCGGGAGGTTATTCTCACCTGCCATTTCGTCTACTCCTTGCATGGATGGGTTCGGCCCTTGCGGGTCAAATAGTGCGCTATCGGCGACGTGCGCGCCACTAGCGCGTCCGTCGTCGACCAGTGCGACGTGGTTGCCTTCGATATTGCGCATTACGCCATCGTGGCGCCGGCCGTTCACTTCGCCGGCCTGCATATCGGGCTTGTAACGGTAACCGCACGACAGATCGGTCATGGCTTCGGATTCGATCAGGTCAATGGCCTTGCCATCGGATACGAGCAAATCGCCGCGCAGGTGCTTGCCGTCAAATTTGACCGAATGGACCGCGCCGGCCTGATATTCCTTGCGCGGGTCGTCGGCGGTCTGCGGGATGTGCTTGATCATCAACGGCACGCCCTCGAAGGTCGACGCCGCCCTGGCCATCTCGTCCGGGTCGCGATACAGGTCATAGACGTGATTGGGTTTGAGGCCCAACTGGTCATAGCCTGGGATCTCCGAGCCGCGGTAAGGGTTAATTTCCGCCGTGGACAGAATGCAGTTCTTGACGCGCATCCGGCCATCCGCGTCGCGGCTGCGCGCGGTCTGCTTATCGAAAGCAAATATGATGCGGTTATCAGGCATGCGTCGCATGGTAGCTAAGCGCGCACGCGTGCGCAATTAGTGAACGTGCGAGTTTATGCTGTCAAGGTGTTGACACGTCAATCTAAGAGTGTGAGAATGCCTTTACCATCCACCATAGGGCTAGACATGAACGCGAAGTTTGAGAAGTGGTACATCGACCTGATTAGCAACAAGCTAGCCCGTGCGCACAACAATCCTCTAGGTATGCCTACAGATGGCGACATGCGCCGGGCTATGGAGATGGGCTGGCAAGCTGCCATCCAGTCCCTTGAGGTGACGCCTGAGTTGTCGTCGATTGCTCACGAGGCGTATTCGGTAAAGCTTGTGTCTGGTGCGCACACGGCATACGAGTGCTGGGATGCTGCCCTCACCGCCGTATTCAACGCGATCAAGGAGTAGGCGAAATGAGTGAAATTATCGAATTCATTGAGTTTCCTAAGCTGGCTAGACTGGCTCGGGAAATCGTCGTTACAGAAAAGTTAGACGGCACGAATGCTCAGATTTATATCACTGAAGACGGACTTCTGTTGCCCGGAAGTCGAACACGATGGATCACGCCTAAAGATGACAACTTCGGCTTTGCTGCGTGGGTAAACGAGAACCGCGATGAAATATTGAAGCTTGGTCCGGGCCGCCATTTTGGCGAGTGGTGGGGCTGCGGCATTCAGCGGGGGTATGGCCTGAGAGAGAAACGATTTTCTCTTTTTAACGTGACTAGATGGGACGGCGATGGCCGCCCTTCATGCTGCCACGTTGTTCCGACACTGTATCGAGGCGAATTCAGTCAGGAATCCATCAACGCCGCCCTGTCTGAGTTGGCGATGAATGGTAGCCGCGCAGTTCCTGGCTTCACTAAGCCCGAAGGGGTAGTGGTTTTTCACGTTGCCGCTGGGGTTGGATTCAAAAAGACCATCGAGAAAGACGACGTGCCGAAAGGGATGCAGCGATGATAACCCCCGACAACCGCGCTATGCGGGAGCTGGTGGATGCGATCAAGAAGGACGCGAATCGCTACCTGAAGGGCGAATGCTCTTACGAAGAATACCTGAGGCTTCATAAGCACGCCGATGCACTGAAAGAAATCCTTGAGCGTCCCGTGGTGGTTGGTGCCGGTGAGGTTCGCCTTTGGGATACGCAATGGATAAACATCGTCAACCACGACAATTGCTATCGCGACTGGTCGAAGGATGACGCTATCGCACATGCCGTGAAGATGACTGAGAAAGCTATCGCCCGAAACGTGGCTGACGGGAAATTGCCGCCACGCGAAGAAACGACCGAATCGATGGTGAGGGGGAAGTCGTGAGCGACTTGCTTACCATGAACCAAGTTCTAGAAGTAACCAGTGATTACCCGGGCCGGATGAAGTCGGCTTACGTCCAATGGTACGGCAGGGGGCGCCGCCAGAACCGGTGCACGCCAGCAAAGGTCTTTGACCCTCTGCACGCTGAGTTCCATTTCACGCTTGACGGCGCGTCGGAGCCTGGGAACGGCCTGTTGCCACGCGCATCGACCGCTGACGAACAGTTGCCTTGGGCTGGTGAGCGCGTGTTCTGCAATCCACCGTGGTCAAATATCGCACCGTTCCTTGAACTTGCGCCGGATGCGGAGCTGGCCGTTTTCCTCGTTCCTGCCCGCACTAACGCCCGCTGGTTTCATCGTGCGCTTGAGCTTGGCGCTGTGCCGCGATTCTTCAAACCTAAGTCGAAGTTCGTTGGCGCACAGCACGTTTCGCCCGTGGACTGCGTACTACTCATATTCAGCAAGGACAACAACCCATGACCGCCGAACGAGATAGCAGGATGACGTTGGAGCAGGTGCGCGATTCGATTCGTGAGGAATCTAAATTCCAGCGAACCACGAAGCGCCACGTAACGTGCACCTTGATGGATATTTGGACCAAAGCTATCGACGCCCACCTATCCCAGTGCGTGGAGAAAGGAAAGATCTAGTCGCGCTGGCGGTACGCGCCCGGGAAACCGGGCACAGGCTCTAGTTTCTCGGGGTCAAACACCTTGCCGCTAGCCAGGTTGCGGCCAATCGCCGGAATCAACGTACGTGACCCGCAACGGCAACGTATAGCCTTTCCTGGCAGTACGTACCCAAAACCGTCGCCGAAATCAATTCCCACCTGAGTGTTGAAAATCCACTCCTCTCGGCTCGCGCGCACATGATTGACGCGAGGCTCCTTGCCGGCACTCGAATGCTTCCACACGGCCCACCACAGGCTTAATTCGCGTTGCCGCGCAGCGTTCATATCTGCGGTCAGCTTGTTCGACTGGTCGCGCGCAATCAGCGCCGCACGGTCGACGGTGATGCTGCCGCGCTTACGCAATGCGTCGGCCATGGTATGCAGGTCGCGGCCGGCTAGGAACGAACGGGTCACGATGCCGTGCACGTCGGTGGCGAACTGCTGTGGGATGGACTTGATCAGCGACACATTCTCCGGCACGGCCACGTCCAGCACCGCGCGCTGCGCCGGAGTCCGTTGCATGTCTACCGTGAAGCCGGCGCGCCGCGCCTGGGCCTTCCACGCGTTCGCGTTGTCCCTGTAGCTCGCCCCAACCCAGCGCGTAGCCAGGCGCTTGGCGACGTCCTTGAAGTGACTCTCCCAATGTTTTTGCAGCCGGCCTAGCTCTGCGAGAAGGCGCTGTTGCGCAGTCTTCGGTGCGGCGTCCTGCGCTAGATCGGGGATGCGCCCTGCGTCGGCATTGGCTTCCACAGCGGTCTGGTAACGATTGGAGATCCACCACAGGTAGCTCTTGACCATCGTGCGGGTTTCGCGCTCAAGCGCCGCCTTATAGGCCGCTTCCGTTCCGTGGTTGGGCAGGATCGGCGGGAGTTTCTTCTCTTTCTTGCCCGGCGCTTGCAGGTTCGTTGAGGTTGTCATTCGGGGCGCCCTCGTTGCCGATCTGTAGAATTTGCTGGGTGATGCCTGCGATGTCGTCGTCGGCCGGCTCGACGGCGTCGGTGCCGTCAAAGATACCGGAATAGCCGCTAGACGGATCCGCCGCCAGGCGCTGCGCGACGTGCTGCGCATTGATCGCGCCCATGTCCACCCATTTCTGGTCGGCGTCGGCGTCCTTGTTGCGCTTGTCGGCCGCCTCCAGCGCGGTGAGTTCCTGCAGCGGCTCCCATTCCCATGTGATGCCATCGTCGATCGCACCGAACAGAGACAGCTGCACGACTTTGAGCACGTTCTGCAGGAGCGGCGTCAGCGTGTTGCTCTGGTAGCCGCGCACGTAATCGTAGAACACCCGAATCTCGCCCTCGCTGGAGGCGTTCAGGCCAGTCGGCGTGAGGCCTAGCAGCTTGACCAGCGGGATATGCGACACGGCCGACATCTGCTCCTGACTCTGCGCCTGGAGCGCATCAAGCCCGGACAGCGGCGTATTGACCTGAAAGAACTCCTCGGTCGCCTTGTCCAGCAACATCAGATTGCGGTTGTCGCGGTACGCGTTGATCAGCATGGCGCGCTGCTGCAGCTCGACGTTCGCGCCCGGCTGCAAGGCCTGAGCCAGATCCATCGCCACGCCTGACACACTGAACTGCTTGACCGTGTCGCTGACCGACTGGCGCGTGCGCAGCCAGTTGTCGACGTAGGGAATGGCCAGCTGCGACATCGAGATGCCGCGGAATGAATACGTGGGTTTGAGCATGTCTGGCACGGGCCGCGACACGATCGTCTGCAGGCGCGTGGCGTGTACTTCGATACCGATCAGCCACCACGACGATGGCTTGTAGAAATCCGCCGCCGTGGGGTCGATCGAGTTGTAGAAGTTCGGCGTCACCCAGTAGGGCTCGACCACGCGCACGCCGATAAACGAGCCTTTGGGCACGCTGTACGGACGGAACACCAGCGGGGTATCCCGCGCGGTCTTGTCGTCCTTCATGCTGAAAAACATGTGCGCGCCACCGAAGGCCTGGTCGTGCACGACCGCCTGGCGCACGTGCGCACGCAGGTCGATGCGCTTGAGTTCTGCCTCGATGGCGGCCAGCGTCTCCGGCGAGGCGTCGCCCGCGGCCTTCACCTTGCCCCACATGCGCACCACCTCGTCGGCGAGCGTCTCGTGCATGGTGCGGTACTCGGCCAGCTGGGCGAGCAGCGCCAGGGTCGGAAAGCCCGGAAAGCTGGTGGACTCCACGAAGGTCAGCGCATTGCTCGACTGGCCATTGAAGTCCAGCGCCATCTCGGCCGCCTTGCGCTCCGCCTGCCGGTACGCTTTCGGGTCCACCGTGTGCGCGGTCGCCGCGGCTATGGACGGGCTAGCCGATCCGCGCGGCGCATTCTCCAGTGCGAGAGTGCCGACGGCGGGGCCAGTCAACGCCTTGTGAGCTGGATCGGCAGGCGCGCCAGGTTGTGCCGGCTTGGGTAGCGGAACCGGCACGGTCGGGCGGCGGGGGGTTTGCTGTTTGTTCCGACGCTTGGTCATTGGGTTGCCATCCGTAATACGTCCGCTGTGATAAGTGAGGCGATCGGCGACCGCAAGCATAGTTGATGTAATGCGATAGTCATCATGTCCACCATATCGTCGTTGGCCACGTCGGGGAAGCTGGTGATCTCGGCCACAACCGGCACGATGCCGGGATTCTCGTCAGGATGGGGGAGCATGACGCACTTATTTTGCCAGACCCAGCTTACCGCATGGGCACGCGCTTCTTTCGAGCCCATCGGCGGCACGCCGACGAGACCGGTAATGTGTTTTTTTAACATGTCGATCAAGGCGCTGCCGTTGGCTGCGTCCTCGATGTAGATGCGCGCTACCCGTGGGTGCTTCTTCTTGAGATCGACGATAGCCGATGCTGTGGCCATAAACGCGAGTTTCTCACGCCGCCAGTCCAGCAACCACACTCGATCGTCGCTTGTCTTGCCCCATACGCCGACGCCGACATAATCGCTCGCGTCGCCATCCTTGAAGGTAGCATCAACCGAAATTATGCACTGAACGAGGTTCGCCGGTAGCTCAGCGCGTCGGTAATATTGAACATGATCGCGTTTGAAGATCGCTCCGTATTCTGCGAGCGGGGTTTGCTGAAAAAGAGATGCCCACCACATCTCGGACATGTGGGCTTTCATCTCGCGCAGCTTGGCCTCGCTGTGCAATTCAGGAACGAGCGCGCCTTCCGGCAGCTCTGGGTCGTAGCCAATCTCGCTGGGTAGGTTGAGCGCCGGGAACGACAGCCGCCGAAAGCGCGGATCACCTTCCATTTTACGCCGCACGCGCGCTAACAGATCGTTGGCTGACCAGGGTGTGCCAATGATGACGGTTCCCGATCGCTGTTGCAGGCGGGTAATGAGTACGGACTCGTACCATGCCTCTAGCCCGTCCTGCACGACGGTCGATAGCGCCTGCTGAGCGTTGGATGTGGCGTCGTCCACAATGGCGATGTCAAGCGAGAAACCCGTGAGGCCGCCGCCCACGCCCACGCCGCGCAAGCCACCGCCTTGCGGCACATCGAAGCCGTCGGACGTGCGCGTACCCTTAAAACCGATGAGCGCGGTGTGCGGGAAGATGGCCCGGTAGATGGGCTCGTCCATGATGCCCGCTGCGTCGCGCGTGTTGCGTCGCGCCAAACTGAGTGCATAGGACGCGCAAGCGATACGCACGGCAGGCAACTCGCCAGTCAGCCGGCCGAACAAATAGGGCGGCAGGCAGCGTGCGATAAGCGAACTCTTACCGTGCTGGGGGCCTGCCGTGAGCATCAGGACCGGGCGCTTGCCGGCCAGCACGTCTTCCACGAAGACGTCAATTTCCCGGCACACCCGTGCCGAGAAGGCCGAGTGCCGGAAGCGCGGCCGGTGTACGGCAGACACGAACGCGGCGTAATTGGTTCGCGCCGCCTCGATCAAGAACTGAATGGGGTCCACGGCTTGCAGACTGCCACCGCCAGGGCTCGCGGCCACGTTGGGCGGGTGGGTAACGGCTAGGCACGCGCCGGTCACTGGCGGGCATCCAGAAGGCCGGCGGCAGCTAGCTCCTTGAGCTGCTCCACGTACGTCTCGCGCTGCTGGTCGGAGATGGACTCGGCGAAGGGCGCCGCGTTGGTGATTTCGAGAATGGCCTTATCGAAGCCCAGCAGCTTGACCAGCATGGCGAACGATTTGTCCTTGCTGCGCAGCTTCGGGACGATCTGGCCCTGCTTTACATCCCAACCCTCAATCAGCCGGCCGAATTGCACGGACTTCATCCGGGCCATGTCGAACACGAACTGTTCCACTGCGCCCAGACCGCCGCAGGTAGCGCAGGTCATCTCGGTGCGCATCTCCGCATCGCCCAGTACGCCTACCCCGTCGCAGCTGCCGCACGTGATGGCCTTCACCTGCAACAAGTCGGCGAGGTTGATATTGATCAGCCCGACCAGATCGGCCACAAGGGACGCTTTGACGGGCTGCAGGTCGAAGGCGGTAGCAGTCATGGCCCAAGTTTAGCCTAACGTGCGGGTTTGTTGCATTTTGGCCTTTTACCCTGGCGGTA